GTTTACTTTTGTGATATACTGGTTATACCAGGTTTTTCAAGGATATTGTTTATCCCTTAAGTCTTTATTAATTAAATCATTAACCAATGATTCAAATGTATAACCACTAGTTAATTTTACATACATGTTATCTGCTAGAAAAGAGGCTTTTTTAACTGCATCTTCATAAACTCTTTCATCTACTCTGGGTCTAAAGTAATTTTGGTCTGATATCATAATATTCACCTTTGTTGATCTTTTATATTTATAAATATTATTTTAATAATTGAGAGAATTAAACATGGCGAATTGTGCTGGCGAATGTAATAAACAACTTCAAGGTTTAGCTGCAAGATTATCACATGCAGAGGATAATATTACAAATCATTTTATGGGAGTATCTACCTTGGTAGCAGGATTAGCAGCTAATCCTCTCACTTTAGGAAGTGTTACTGCCCTTTTGCCGACATATAATAGTTTACCTTCTGGAATGGAACTATTACAATTATTAAAAGATGCCTTGCCTGATGTAGATGCTTTAACTATAAAAAAATTAATGATGTCTGCAAGTGAAGCAGCTATGGATACTCTTGCAGCAACTATGGATGAAGTAGGTGCTGCTATGATTGCAACTGCTACTAATGCCGTAAGTGCTGCTGAAGGAGTAGTAACCTCAACAGCGGCTTCTTTAACTGCAGCTATTCAAACAGGAAATCAAATAGCAATAGATGCTGCTCAAGCTGCGCATGATCTTGCTAATGTTAACTTAGGTACCTCTAAATTATCCTTTGATTCTATATCTGGTTTTATTGTAGGTCAAGCTAAAATTTCTAAATGTAAAACAAAAAGTTTCCTTTTAGGTGATTAACTATACATAAAACGTAAGTAACCCATTTGAACCAGATGCAGGTTTACCGGAAGAATTAACATTCTTATCATCAATATAAGTTGTACAAAGTTTCATACTTCCTTTCATTGAATAAGATAAATGAATCCATACACTATTGCCTTTGTTTCTATACTCTAATATAACTTGATTATAAGGTAAGATCTTTTCTAACTTAACAGCTAATTCATAATGTTCAGTTATATCTCTTGAAGATAACTGAATATCACATGCTTCGCCTTTATTATGAAAAGATCCTCCAGTTTCATTTCTTAATCCAGAATTAATATTCCATATGCCATTAGGATCTTGTTGTCTACTTGGTCCTATTTCAGCATAAACTTTTTCTAATATGTTTATACATAATGCTGAAAGGTTTGCAACTAATTGTTGTTTAGAATACACTCCATCCGGTAAAGTAGTATTTTTCAATACTTTACCTTGAGCACTAGTTAACATACCTAAAGTAAAGTTATCACTTAACTTATAACTAGTAGGGAAATCGGTCATATTATTAATTTCAGTAAGTTTCTCTGAAGATAATTGAGTTCCTGCTCCAGTTCCTCCAGTAGCAGGAGATGAATCACCGGAAGTACCTGCTTCATTGCCATTATTTTCATAATCAGAAGTTCCTACCATACCTACTCTAGCTTTTTGACCAGAAGCAGTGTTCCAATCATCTTCAGTTTCAAATTTAAATACTCCGTCCGTATGTCTAGCCGGAGGCATCAAATTTGGTCCACCTTGTTGATGAGCAGAATCTGTAGGAGGTACAACTAAAGTATGATTTCCAGTAACACCGGCAGTAGAAAGACTAGTTTTTCTTTCTAATGGAGCACTATATTTTGGATCATAAATGTCGGGTTCAACACCACCAAACAAACCAAGTAAACCGGATGATAATGGAATTTTATTTAATACTGAATCAACTACAGTTTTAGGTAATGTATTAGGATTATATGTTCCCATAGGAGTTAAGTAAGTATTAACTAAAGTATTTTCACTACTTCTACCTGATATTTGATTACCGGCAAAATCTACTGGGACTTGTGATGTTCCTAATTTAGTTAATGAGGTTATTGAAGGAAATGTAGTACTAGGATTATTGTTTTCAATTTTAGGGGCTATTAATCCTATAGTGTCGCCTGAACCTAAAGATATATTACCTGAAGTTTGTAATTGATATGATGCACTTTTCATTTGAATAGCATTTGCAATATCAAACTTCATTGAATCTGCTTTAATTTCAAATGATTTTTCAGTTTGAAATTTAATACTACTTGACATTTTTAATAATGTTTCGGCAGTAGAGGCAGTATCCCCACCTTCTAAACTAATAGATTTTGCAGTTTTTAATTTTAACGCATCTGTTGATTCTAATGACATTGTACCTATTGCTCTATGGTTTGATGTCTTACCAACTTCTACATTATAATTACCTTCAACTAATACATTATAATCGCCGCCTACCGCAACATTTAAATCTTGGGCTACACCAATATTAACATTGTTATGGAATACGGCGTCAACTTGACCACATACTTCAAGATTTGCATCACCTTGACAAAGTATATTCATTGGACCTGAAACGGTTAAGTTACATGTTCCTTTAATGAATATATTACCATTGTTTTCAGTAATGTAATATCCATCACCTACTATATAATTTACTTGGGAACCATTAGGATCTATTTCAATGAAAGTACCTTTACGATGGTATAAGTTAATACGTTCGCCTTCAGGACTATCATCAAATTCTAAAACGTGCCCAGATTCAGACTCCATAACTTTGTTGTATGGATAAATGGTATTATACGCAGATTCGGGTTGATCATAAGAACCACCATTTGCTAATGGTATATCTTTTGCTCTAGTTGCATCTTTAAATTTAACATGCGTATCTTCAATATTACCTCTAGCTAATCTATTAGTATCCGGTTCATTCATGAAATCACGTAAAGGATACTTTCCTTCAGGATCACAAAATCCAGTTTTAGAGAAATTACTAGATCTATCTTCAGTGTATGCTTCTCTTTTAGATGCGGGTAAGGCATTTATTTCTGCTTGAGTTCTTGATGGGGTAGAAGATACTGCATCTTTATTAGTAGGAGCAGGAGCAGATTTACCGCCCAAAAAATATTCATAATATTTTCTTTTAGTAGGCCAACCACCTTTATGTCCACCTACTTTACCTAAAGCCACTTCAAAGAAATTGGGTTCCCATTGTAACTTTTCCCAGTCTGAAATATTCATTTTAAAATATTCTACAACGGCTTTTGCCCCAAATTCAGAAGATTGATGTATTAAGTCAGGTTGATTCAATAAGTCTGCGCCTAATCTTCTGCCAATTTCTTTATAATTGCCGCGCAACGTTAATTGTATATACCCTCTACCATAATATTGACCATCTGCAGGATTTCCTGTTCTTTTTGTGCCGTAAATAAATCCAAAGAATTCTTGTTTAGAATATTTTTCAGGTTTATTATTCCATAATGCTGCTTCTTCTTGTGTAATCTTAGGCCATACTACTCTAATTCTTGTAGCAGAATATACGTGATCTTCAGCAGAGGTATGCATCCATTTACTTTCTACACCGGCAATACCAAGCATAGCACATTTAGCATATTTTGATTTGAATCCTCCTTCCTCACAAGCAGCAATTATTGCCTCAATACCTGCTACAGAACCTTGAGTTGCACCTGATCCAGAAGGAGGAGTTGAAGGTATAGGCGTTTTTTCTATTGCGTCTGCCATTATAAATCCTTAAAAGTTCTTATCAAAATAGGTTGTAATTTCTTCTGTAGTTCCAAATGTTTTAGGATTAACATCTGTAAACGGCAAATATTGTTCTTTTGTATAATTATCCGGCCGTTTTAATAAGACAGAATATAATTCGGTAGTTTCATCATAAGTAGCAGTCGCAATAGGAGTTATATTAGATTTAGGTGTTATATTATATGTTGTAGTTCCATTTTCAGATATAGCAGATAATTCATATTTAGTTCCTGTAGATTGTACTATTGATGCTCCTGGAGTTTCATATGCAATTATTGCATCTACAGCATCAGTTAATATATCTCCCTTTGGATTAACAAGTTCACCAGTATCATCTGTTGAAATAATATTATTAGTTGCGTCATTAATAAATGATACAGTTTTAGTACTTGGTATACCACCTATTGTTCCGATCATTATGGGTTGTTGATTATCAGGATCTAGGAATATACAAATTACCCAAGAACCCGGCACAACTCCTGTAGGAGACCATCCTAGACCTGATATAGAAGCAGAATTAATAGGCATCATAGGATATGCCCAAGGTAAATCATCAGTCGGTAATACTGTTTTATCTTCTGTATGAAGACCTACAATACGAACTTGACATCTACCTAATTTAAGTGGATCAATTCTATTCTCTACACAACCAAGATGAAACATTATTTGCTCCTATTCAAATCTATCAATAAACTTTCTTTTACTATTTCCATAGTACATTCATGTATGTTTCTATTAATATAATGATTAACTGCCGCTATGATATATGCACCTGAAAACATTTGATCTTGTGTTTCAGTATCTTCTTTTGTTACGGGTTCAATCTTATATAAGTTTAATACTATTCTTAGACCTACAGTATAATCTAATCTGCCTGGAACAACTATTTCTACTTTATTTGCGTCAATTTGGGCAAATGAAGATACTCTATTTTGTATAATTGACGCATTTGTAACATCGCCATATTCATTAAAATTTCCTGTATACTTTGACATAGACATAATAAATGAATTATGTCTGTATATAGATTTATTAGATGCTAATGGATATTTATTTAGATGATTGTATGATTCAAATGATTCAATCATATCATAATTAGTATTATTATATTTCTTTGTGGTAATATCATATGTAAATAATCTTGAACCAAACATACCTCCTCTGGCTCTTTCTACATAATCATATGCAGTAGGAATAGAAATACTTCTAATACGTTTATAATCTTCTGTTACATTTCTAACTGTAGCAGTACCATATGATTTATTATCACGAATATAATTATCATATAAAAATCCTTGAAAGACTTTTGCATTATATAATGATTCTAATGATACAAAGTTAAACCCATATCTATTTTCAAAAAACAAATAAGAACCGGATCCATTTTTATTAACAGCTGTTTCAGAAACATTATTAATACTTTTAATTGGTGACCAAAAGTTAGAAATAAATTTTGTTGAATTATTAGTTTCTTCAACATTTATTTCTTTAGTTACATGTAATCCTACATCAGGATCTTGTAATAGTGTTTTGACAATTTCAGAACATTTACCTGAAAATGACTTACTTATTTTTTTATTAATATCAACAATAGCTTCAGTAGATATAAAATGCAAAGTATAGATAGTTGCTCTATTTCCAACCATAGTTCTATTCGACATTTTATAAATGTAAAATTTGCCGTCTATATTACCCTTTTCAAGAGTAGGAGTAGTTAATTTAAGTTCAAGAAACTCTTCTCCATTAAAAGGAAATACATTCATTAAATCCAGTGAATCTCGTATCTCTAAAGTTCCGGTTATAAAAGGCGAAAATATATCTTCAAATATTTGTATTCCTATAACTTGGTTAGTAATATTCTGATAAAATTTCTGAGCAGTAGTTATCTGAACCAACTCAATATTAATATCACCGGCTTTTGAAATTTGTTCTGAAGAATTCATTATATTATTTTCTTAAATTCAGTTATTATTTGTTCAATGATGCCTTTTGGTACAACTTTTATTCTTCTTTTAGATTCATTAAGTAACTCTTCATATTGATAGTTAGTAATAGAAGAAGCACCTGCACTTGTAGAATCTACAATATATCCATTACTATCTTCATAATGATGTATATTATGCATAGTAGTACCATATGAATTAATAATATGCTTTTCTAAATCATAATATGATAATGGAAAGTCATTAATATAATCATATTTTTCATTGACTAACATAATTATCCAATGATAGTTTGGATTACCATATAACTTTTCTGCTATATGTTCAGGTGTTTCATTATCTACTATATCATACTCATCGTATATAGTTATATTTGCTAGTACATCTCTACGAAATCTAATATTACGAGTAATATCTCTTAAGTATATAGCAGTATCTTTACCACCTATATCAAAATCATATATCATATTAGGAAAATTCTTAAAGTACATTAGTAACCTCTATCTTGTATAGCTTCTTTTGTTGGAGATGTAAGTTCTTTAAATGACATAGTGATAGCAATTTGTGTAGGCATACCATTTGCAAATGTAGTAAAATTACCGTTTGGAGTATAGTTTACACTTAATTCTGTCAATACGCATGAAGGATGTCTATGAATATATTGATTAAGTCCATTTCCTGAAAAGTAACTTATATCAAACTCAGAGGGATAAACATATAAAAAATTATTTGTATCATTCTTATATTCAGGTAACATATGAAATTTCAACTGATAAATTATATTATATACATGTTCAGCTTCTTTTTCATCTCTTGGAAAGAAATTGTAATCAAAGGAAAATGTTCTAAAGTCAACACCCTTAAATACCATTTCTCTCTTTGGATTACCTGCCAAACCAGTTCTTGCAGATATAGTACCCATTTTTTGTAATGCTTCAGATGCTAAAATAGATTTACCATCGTCAACCATATTGGATAACTTTACAGATGTTAAAGATTTTAACAAACCAATAGCATCTTCACCTATTTGAGATAATGCTTCTGTAGTTCCGGTGTCTTCTTCTGACCAAGAAGTAGCATATCTAATATTTAATGTATTGGGCATATGTAGAGCAATTGCAGTTTTTAATCTTTTTTGCTCTCTAGTAGTAGTTCCTGCTATATCACCTGCAACCCAAGCCGCTGCGCCACCAATAGCAGTAGCACCTGTCGCAATACTTGCGAATCCACCTATTGCGCCCGCAAAAAGACCTCCCATAGCTGTATTTAATGCTCCAGAAATAGCAGCATTTATATTAGAAATAGGTCTACCTATAAGTAATCCTCTATCTCTAGAAATATCCAAATCTTTCATATCATATGTTTGATTTGGTGGAGGTAAAAACTTAGATGCTGTAGCAACATTAATGTAAAGCACAACCATATTACCACCATATTCCGGAGATTGAAGATCTGCCGGATATGATAAACTGGTAATATCGTACTTGTCATTTGTGTAATCTAAATATGACATTATTATGAACCTATAAATATTATGGTTTTATTTACTTATTTATATTAAAATGGCGAAGTATCATCAGGGAATTTATAAACCAAAATATCCAAACAAATATATAGGTGATCCTACTAATGTTGTTTTTAGATCATCCTGGGAATTAAAATTTATGAATTGGTGCGATGGTTCAAATTCGGTTATTAATTGGCAATCTGAAGAAACAGTTGTTCCTTATATATGCGCTACTGATAATAAATGGCATAGATACTTTTTAGATTTTAGGATACAAATACGAAATAAAGAAGGCAAACTTAAAACATATTTAGTGGAAATCAAACCTCACGGTCAAACAATGCCGCCTAAATATCCAGGAAGACAAACTAAAAGATACTTAAATGAATCAATGACATTCATGAAAAATCAATCTAAATGGGATGCAGCAAAGAAATACGCTTTAGATCGTAGTTGGGAATTTGTAATATTAACCGAACATCATCTTGGATTATCTTATAAATAGTATATGGCAAATATAAAAGAACCTACAATGTTAGATGTATTTGAGAAAAACAAATATAGTCTACCCCAAGCATCTAGAGCAAGTAAATCTTGGTTTGATCAGCAGATATTGCTATTACATCATCAACATATAAATGGTAG